GGTCAAGCGAGGCGTGCCAATCGGTGGTGGCGGATGTATCGTGGGTGTTTTCGGCCTCGGTCACACCGTAGCCGGATGCGCGGACCACCGGATCGGGGTGATAACCAAACTCGGTCGCACCTGGGATCAAGGTGACGGCCCGCACCCTATCCTCCAGCCCTCCAACCGGGCGGATGATCTCAAAGGAAAGCTGCGGCAGGCGGTTGCCATAAGGTTCCAGCGGCATGCGTTCAAAAACGACATAGGCGGTTCCCTTGAAGGCCGGCACATCGCCTTCCTTGGACGCAATCAATGGATCGACAGACTGATCTGGCCCACCTCTGTGCTCGCGCATCGACACGGTGTTGCGGTCAAGCGGTTTGCCATCGGCCCAAACGCGCCCAATGCTCGCAATGGGCCCTTCGCACAGGCCGATCGCGAAGTTCGCGAAGTAGCTGTAGGTGGTGGTCGTCGAGGTCGCTTGACCACCACCGCCTCCCCCACCCTTGCCACCGGTTTTATGGCGGGTGGTGGTTTTCACCTCTTCATAGCGGGTCGCCCAGATGATTTGGCCCGCCAGACGCGTCCGTCCGAAGGTCAGCGGGATCGCCGCTCCTTCGGTGGAGGTCTGCACGTCGAGATTCTGCAAGCGCCGACCTTCGGTGTGCGAAGACGACGAACCGGCAAACAGATGATTGTCGATGACGCTACCAGCGAAGGAGCCAATCGCCTTGCCGATGATAGCGCCTGTGGGGCCACCCAGCGTGCCGCCAACGGCGCTGCCGATGGAACCGAGGACGAGCGTGGCCATGGCGGAACTCCTATGCGTTCAAAGTGTCGGGAAAAGCAAAAGACGTGGCGATGTGGGCGGACCAGGGTGCCAGATTGGAGCGCACCACGCGCCCACCCTCATAGGCATGCACGATGGTGGTGTCGGGCATCAGGATCGCCAGATGCGAGGCAGGCCAACTGCTGCGCCAGCGCAGCGCCAACACATCACCGGGCATCGCGTTCGCCGGGTCTTGTTCGGTAAGAAACTGACGCAACCCATCCAGCAGAGGCTCGCCATCGGCATGTTGCGCCCAGCTGCGCTGATCATGGCGTGCTAACTCCAATGGCTGGTCAGACACGGCGTTCCAAACGCCAACGATCAGCCCCAAACAGTCAGCTCCTACGCCGCGTTTGCAGGCTTGATGGCAGTAGGGCGTGCCGATCCAGCGCACCGCCTCGGCGAGGATCGCCTCACGGGCGGCTAAGTCTCGAGATTGAGGTTGGAGTGCGGCCAAGATTTGTGCGCTCATGATGACAGATTCCCACCGTCCAAATTGCCATCGCTGCTGGCTGGATAGGAAAGCGCAAAGTCATCCCCCGGCATGTACGGAAAGCCGCAAAAGTTCACGCCATTGGAAAAGCGAGCCTTGCAGGTGGCAAAGCTCTTATCGCAACCTGCTCTCAGCGTGATCTCTGACCCGACTTCCAACGGCGAGACAGGCGCCTGCCACAAGGTGATGCGCCCGGTTGCGCCATCCACGCTGTGGGCGCGGACCCGTACCGGCGTATCGTCGCCTTGCGCAAAGGTTCCCCCATCGAAATGGCCACTTGCCTGATCAGCAGGCGCGGTCATCAAGAAAATGTGCGGTTCAAGCACCGCCTCAATGGTGGTTGTCGTGGTGAAGGCGGGCTGATCGAGGTCTATTCCGCATCGCGTATCACCCAATTCAGCATCGCATCTAGCGGAAAACACCCGTCCACGCACCCGATCGAAGGCGGCAAAGGGTCCGCGTACTTCGGCTTGAAACAAACCGTCGCGGCTGCTGACCTCCCCCAATGTTCCCGATGACAGAAGTTCATAGGCCGTTGGGTTCTGCCAATCGACGAGCAGTGTCTCGACCTCAGCGCCATCATAGCGACCGGCCAGCAAATCCTCTTGGGTGAGGCGATCATCGGTGAGTGCTGCGCGCAGATCCCATTCGCCCGTCGACGGACCGAGCGCTGCGCTTTCTTGGCTCGCCTCAAAGCCATCGGTTGGCAAAAATGTGCTGCCATCGACCTCAATGGGCGCATCATGGTCGGTGAAGCCCATCATATCGCCGTCCGTTCGAATGAGCCGGATGCAGCGGCACAGTGTTGTGCAACCCGAGGCGAGGCTCGCAGCAAGATCAGGCTGAAGCTCACGCATCGGCCGGCTCCTTCAGAAACACTTCTTTCAAAGGGATTGTGGGCAGTGACCCGGCCTTGCAGGCTGTGAGGTCGATATCCAGCGTGTCTGTGTCGAACCGGCACGGCACATCGAACAGAAAGCCTGCTGTCACCGTTGTTCCTATGGCGGGAATAGAGCCTGGGTCGAAGGTGAGGATGCCCGTTCCTAAGTCGACGGAGATGTTGACAGTGGTCACGCCGTCCACGGCAGCGGCAACTGCACCGGCGACCGGCAGGCGAATGGGCCGTGCGACCGCATCGCTGGTGTGCTTCACCAACTGGAAAGTCGCTGTGATGCCATCGCCGGTTCCCAGAACCTGATCAGTTGGATCGGGCGCTTTTCCTGGCGGTCCTGACGCATGGTCCAGGGGGTCGCGAAAGCGGAAGGCGTAGAGTTGGCCGAGACGCGCCTCGAAGAAGCTCTGCACCGTGTAAAGATCATCGAGCGAGCGCACACCACCACCGGCATCAAAGGTGCGTTTGGCATGTTTCCAGCGCGTGTTGCGCTCTTCGTGGCCAGAGCCGAGGGTGACGATGTCGGTTTGCCGATGGGTCGTGACGCGGGCGCCTCTAGCCACGGGCACGGGAAAGCTGACATCGTGAAATCCTGGGATGGTCATGCCGCCCTCTCCCTACAAACCGCGCTGGCCGCGCGAGACGGCACGGGCGAGTGACGCCGTGAGCTGGGTTTCCGACCCTCGGAAACTTGTCGCATCCGGCGTCGCAACATTGACGTTGAAGATGTTGGCCGCGCTGCCTGTCACGCCACCAATGGCTGCGCCAACAAGGCTTTCACCCAGCGAGCCCACCAAGCCGTAGACATCGTCCATGGCGGAAGAGAATGTGGTGTTGGAGTGAGAGAGGATCAGCCTTTGCAGAAGGCCATCGAGTTCCCGGCCTTCCACCAGCGCTTTGGTGAGACTTTTGGCGAGCTCGCCAGAGAGACTTGTGACATCGGCTTGCAGGCCGCTCAGTTCTTCTCGCAATCCGGTGGTGAAGTCATCAAGCCGTGTCTCAGTCATGGCATTTCTCCGGCGGGTTCGGGATGTCAGGGAAGGCGCGCATAAGCGCGGCCAGATCATCGGGCGTCGGCGGTGTGTTGTTCTGGGGCGGGGCAGCAAGGCGCGCGGCGCGGCGCACATCGGGCAAGGTCAGTGACCAGACAGTCTTAAGCGTTGCGAAGCGCTGGCGCACCAACCAATCCACGACGGCATTCAGCGTGGTTTCACGGCTCATGGTGCAAACGTCGCGCGCATAAGATCAACATAGGCTTGGCGCAAAGCGAGAGGTTTGCCGATCCTAGCCAGCACGGCATCAGCGCCTTGTCTGTCCACATCGCCTCCGGCCACCAGGGCCTCTGACAGCACGGTTTGCAACTGGTCGGCCGTCAGATCGCCGTCCAAAAGCTGCCTGGTGAGCGCGCCAAGGTTTTCGGTGTCAAACGCTGTTTCCAGGTGGGCCAAAGCATCCAAGGTCAGGCGCAGCGTGTAAGAGCCATTCGGCCCTTGCAGGCTGGCTTCGCCGCGATAGCGATTGGCCATCAAGCCGTCGCCTCAAAGGTCAATGCACCGGCGGACTCCAGCACCATCTCGAAGGTGATCGCGTCATCGTGGCGCCCGGCATAATCCAGTGCGGTGACAAGAAACGGCCCTTCGATGGTGCCAAACTCTGGTATCACCACTTGCCAGGTGGTCACCGCTCCGTCGAAAAATAGACCGCGCACGCGCACATCGGATGTGGCATCGCGAAACACGCCGGAGCCGGAAATCTTGCCGTGGCGAAGCCCAGCATCGCCGATCAGCTCGCGCCAGCGCCCTTCGCTCTCGCCATGGGTGACGTTCACCAGCTCTTGCGCCAAGCCGATGGCACGGGCGCGCAAGCCACCGACGGTATCGAACTGGTCGGTTTGAGCGTTGTGGACTTTTAAGAGCAAATTGCGTCCTGACTGGGCGGTCATGTTGGCCTCGCGGGTTAGGTGGCATCGCCGAGGTCAATGAGCAGTTCAATCGACAGGTCGGCGCGTTCCAGATTGTGGTTGGGTTCATGGCCAAAGCGGGTATTCGCCAGCCGCTGAACGACGCTGGTCGCGCCCGTAATGGTCAGCGGTGTTTCGAGCAGAGCTGCGATGGCATCCGTGGCTTCGCTGAGCGCTGCAAAGCTGCCCGAGCGGTTGGTGAGCGTCAGCGAGATCGTGACCTGCGCACCGTTCGAGGTGCTCGTAGACCAGGGCTCTTCGGCCACCGGTCCAACACGGATATGCGGCAGGTCGCGCGGGCGCACCGGTCGGTCGGTGATGGTGAATGCCGTGAGCGCAGGATCGTCTTTCAGCGCTGTGACAAGCGCGCGAACCGCATTCATGGTGCCACCTCGCGCACGGCGCACAGATCAAAGGGATCAGCGGATGTGCCGCGCTGCACTGCCATCACCTCCAGCGTACGCGTGCCGCCGAACGCATCCCAGGAAAGACGCCACCCAACGGGTGGGGCCATGGCAATGCGTGTGCGCAGGGTGCCAGTGGCCAAGGCATCGTTCACGGGATCGGTGCTTTGAGGGGCGGGCGCATCCTCATCGAACGCTGCCCAAACCGAACGGCGCAGTGTGAGGGTGATGATGTTACCGCCAAGACCATCATCCGCGGCCACCGGCTCAAACACCTGCATGCGCAGGTTCAGCGCGCCGGGTTCGCGAGAAATGGTCATAGCCGCACCTCGCGGAACGGCTCGATCAGTTCAAAAAGCCCATCCGGCTCACCGGCGGAGGTGAAATCAAAGCCTGTTGCCCTGTGCGCATACCAGTGCGTGGCGAGCATCAGGATGGCGTGGCGCAGCACGGCGGGCACGTCCAAGCCGGTATCGCCGTAGCCAGCTGACACATCGATCTCGATACCGTTCATGGCGCGCATGCAGGTGGCCGCCGGGCGGCGGAGCATAAGCCGCGGCCAGCGCCCGCCAAGATCGGCCAGCCAATCTTCCGGTTCCAGTGTCAGCGGTGATCCTGCAGCATCGTAAACCACGACACTGTCGACGGAGCGAATGGGGCGGACCAGCAGCGCGATGCGGCCGTTGCTGGGCACCTCATCGGCCAGCATGCGCCAGGTTTGGGTGATGAAAAGCTTGCCCGACAGCGTCTCAATATGAGCGCGCGCGGCAAGCAGCATCGCCGCGAGCAATGCGTCCTCATCCTCAGCATCGATGCGCGCATGCGCCTTAAAATCAGTCAGCGCTACGGGCTCGACGGCAGGACTTGTGAGTTGCACCAGCGTCATTGCCGACACTCCAAAAAGGTGGAAGGGATCGTTCAACGCAAACGGCCCGCCTCGCGGGGAGAGGCAGGCCGTTTGCAGCTCAGCAGGCGTAGAAGGGCGGGAGGCGTCCCTTGTGGTTATGCCGCTGAGAAGGTGAGAAGCTTGATGGCGTCAAAGTCCTGAATGCCGCCACCGACACGCTTGGTGACGTAGAAGAGCACATAGGGCTTCGCGGTATAGGGGTCGCGCAGCAGGCGCACGCCGATACGGTCAACGATCAGATAGCCACGGCGGAAGTCACCAAAGGCGATGGCTTTGGTGTCGGAACTGATGGAATCCATGTCTTCCATCTCCACCACCGGGAAGCCGAGCAGAGAGGCTTTGACACCTGCTGCCGATGGCGGTGTCCAGATGTAGTTGCCATCGGAGTCGCGCATCTTACGCAAGCTGGCCTGGGTGGAACGGTTCATCACAAAGGTGCCGTTCTGGCGGTAGGTGGATTTCAGCGCGTAGACCAGGTCGATCAGCACTTCGGACGGATCGGACACTGGGAAGTCACCGTCAACGCCGGTGGAAACAGTACCAAGGCTGTTCCAAGCCCAGCTGGCCTCATCAACCATCGGGGCGGACAGGAAGCCCAGCGGTTGTGTCGTGCCATTGCCTTTCACGAACGCGAAGCTCTCTTGCTCGGCAAACGCTGCATCGACTTCACCGGCAAGCCAGACATCCATGTCGATGGCCGCATCATCTAGCAGCGTCGCCGTGGCCGCTGGCATGGCGTAAAGTTCCATGGTTGGGAACGCGATCTCCGACAGGGTGACCGACCCGGTTTCAGGACGCGCGGCGTTCTCGGCCACCCAGCCTGCATCAAACCCCTCGGTGGTCACCGGCTTTCGGAAGATGGTGGAGGAGACCTGCCGTACCGTGGCGATGGAGCGCATCGGCGAGAGCGCCGTCAGATGGTCGCCAATGGTACTCTCAGCCTCCTGCGGCACCAGATAGCCGCCATCAGCATCGGTGCCTGATTCCATAGCTTTCAGCTGCAGACCTGCCGTGGACCCGGCGCGTACATAGGTCTCAAACGCGCGGGCATGGTCAGAGCGCTCCAAGCGCGCG